CATTTATGAGAATATCACCAAGCTTCAAGTTCTTGATGAGTACCGTCTCCCCATTTTGAAGTTTTATGGGGGTTTCGGGGGAGAAACACCACCGCCGACGCTTAAATCTAATCTTTTTGAATTTGAACGCTTTCTTAATAGCCCTAGGTCTGAACGCTTTCTTAATAGCCCTAGGTCTGAACGCTTTCTTAATAGCCCTAGGTCTGAACGCTTTCTTAATAGCTCTCATTGGTTTTCGGAACGCCTTCTTAATAGCTCTCGTTGGTTTTCGGAACACCTTCTTAATAGCCCTAGGTCTGAACGCTTTCTTAATAGCCCTAGGTCTGAACGCTTTCTTAATAGCCCTAGGTCTGAACGCTTTCTTAATAGCTCTCATTGGTTTTCGGAACGCCTTCTTAATAGCTCTCGTTGGTTTTCGGAACGCTTTCTTAATAGCTCGCATAGGTTTCTTAATGACCTTTCGGATCAACTGCCCGGGTGCGCGTACTGGACGACTTGGTTTTGGGGAAGCTGTTGGCGCTTCACCTTCTCCCTCTTCAGCTGACGCTTCACCTTCTCCCTCTTCAGCTGACGCTTGTCTGCTCCTCCAAAAGGCAAACGCTGCCCCACCCCCACCGAGTACACTCACTAATGAACTCGAAGATGAACACATCGCTGCTACCAGTAGAAGTATCGGTGTCACGTTATCACCCATCTGATGTATATCATTAAACCATAATTAATTTTTGATTGGGTTTTTTCATGGAACGTTTAACCCTAATTTTGTTAATAAGTGTATCGACATTTTTAAGAGTCGGGACCAGGTTATCCTCCCAATCCCAAAACGTCCTGGAGCCAACAGGGATCTTGTGATCACTCGTCACGAGACAATTCACTACGGGATCAATCGTAGTCGTGGGTTTAGCATCGGGTAAATGCATCACTTGAATATATTTGTGTTCATGCTTCACATAATGGGATCCAGTTACGTATATATTCTGTTTGAGTTCGGAATCGTAAATCGCATAATAAGGATCCTCGGTGTTTCTGATTGTCATCACAGCGTCAACAACACTACCATTGATGAGGATATCACCAAGCTTCAAGTTCTTGATGAGTACCGTCTCCCCATTTTGAAGTTTTATGGGGGTTTCGGGGGAGAAACACCACCGCGGACGCTTAATTCTAATCTTTTTGATTTTGAATGCCTTTTTAAGCGCTCGCCCTGTCTTTTTAGCTGATCGACTTATCGCCCTTCCAGTCTTTTTAGCCGATTTACTTATCGCTGTTCCTGCCTTAGTGAGCCCCCTTCCTATTTTTTTGCCAACATTCCCCACAGCACTGAATGGGTTCAAGCCTTTCATGAGCGAACCAAAAAATGCAGCTACTCTCGTCCAAAAGAAAAATGCCATAACAGCTGGACTACTCACAGATGACGAACAACTCGACGCCATACTAGACATCATCATGATAGGTAACATGTTAGCAGCCATGATTTCCTAATACTATAATGTACTGAGAAAAAAAGTACTTAAACATATTGGACGTCTTCACTCCATGTATGAAATCTATACGGATGGGAGCTGCCTAGGAAATCCCGGACGAGGTGGGTGGGCTGCTATAAGCGAAGATTTCAAAATATGTGGGGCGCAACCTAATACGACAAACAATGTGATGGAAATGACCGCGATCGTGAAAGCACTCGAACAGTGTCTACACGCGGATAAAACCCATGTGCGTATAATCACGGATAGTAATTACGTGAAGAATGGAATTACTTCATGGATACACAACTGGAAGAAAAACGGTTGGAAAACTTCCAGTGGTGGAGATGTTAAAAATAAGGAACTATGGATTGAAATGGATACTCTACGTCTGAAGATAAATATGATTGAATGGAAGTGGGTGAAGGCACATAATGGACACCCCAAAAATGAACAGGTTGACCAGTTAGCTAGAGAGTGTGCAAATAAATTATCAGTATAAGTAATGACTAACCATGATTGCGAATGGTGTGAAAAACAGGAAAAACTACTCGTAAAGTGGGCCGAAAAGGCTGCCGGATACCGCTGGCTCCATAATCACGCGCGCTTGTATTTTAAAAATCAAAACGACTGGCTCGCGTATCCGAGTATAGTCATCGCGAGTATCACAGGTGTCGGTGGTTTCGCTGTTTTGAATCCCAGTGGGAATGAAGGCGTATCCATGGATACTAAGAACAAGATCATGATCATTCAGTACTTTTTCGCGTTCCTCAACGTACTCGGGGGTATTCTCACTTCTATCAGTAAATTCAGTCAGAGTCTCCCACTCTCTGAAGCGCATTCAGCCATGTGCGTTAAATGGTCAAAGTTCTATAGGAGTGTCGACATGGAGATATCTCTGGATGTAAAACACAGAACGAATGTCGTCGAGTTTATCCTGAAATCGAGAGAGGAATACGATAAACTTTTGGGTGATGCACCCGACATACCATCATTCTCTATAACGGCATTTCTCAAACAATTCCCAGAAAAGGAAAACAAACCCGACGTGTGTAACGGTTTGAGTATCGTCGTACACGAAGATACCACCTCGATCAGTTCGACGAAGAACGTGGTCACCGAGTGGCTGTCTCAATTTAAGAGAAGAAGTAGAGAGAGTGATGAGTTACACAGAGTAGAATCGTTATAAAAAATCTCAGTTAGATATAAATGCAGAGATTACCCGTCGTCTTTATGATCACGTTCGTGTTTGGAATACTCTATTCTATCATTGACCGTTTGAGTTCCAAAAACTTTGGATTCAAAACTCTATTGGATCCCTTTTACTTTTCTTTCACCACCATGAGTACGGTAGGGTACGGTGACCACAGCCCCAAGACTGATTTTGCTAAACTTTTCGTCATGATTCAACAGGGTATCATCATCGGTGAAGTTATCAGTCTCTTAGGATTGGAGGCGAACGCGAGTTTGATGAACCGCATGTCCCAAATGTCTGCGATGCTACCACCCATGAAGACAGCTTAGAATGTACACGATTTATCCGCGACTAACGCATAAAACGCAGTAAAGCCTAACACAGAACCGACTAAAATGTTCTTGTAGCGAGGTAAGAATGCCATAGACACTACGAGTAGACACAGTACGTACACGTACACGAATTGTGTGTATTCGACCAAACCCCTCGAGTATCTGGATAAGCTTGGGGACGCAGGAAAGGATACGAATAACGCATTCGATTCTTTATTGGTCTCGGTGGGACGGAAATTTTTGAAGATTTTCTCATCTTCATCAACCTTCACGAATCTGTGTGTTTTACACAACGTGTTGAAGTTCACTTGGTCATCCTTACACTTCACAGCCTCTTCATCCTTGAGAAACTCTCTGAGTTCCTTGACGTACCCCATGTACATTCCAGCGTTGGCGATACTCGTTCCATCGCAGGTACCGAAAATAACCTGGGAAACGATCTTACCACTCACTTCTGGATCTCTGGACAATAAGATTTTACAGTCATACGATTTGAACATGTTGAGAAGATCCCTGGGATTTCTATTTACTTTCGTATCGAATCCATCGAGGAACACGACTATATCCGTATCGTTCTTAGACTCGAGGTATTTCAAAACACCTTTACATTTATCCGAAAATCCATTCCATTTTGTTCCCCACCCCAACACTTGTATTGGAACGTTGAACGGGTTCTTCACGAGTTCTTCGAACATACCCTGAGATTTATTTGCGTATGTTATGATCTCGAAAGACATTATTCTATACATTATAGAAACATCTTTCTTCGCCAGTGAATTTACACAATCACATGTCTCGAGGATTATCTCGATATAGTATAGGGGTATGTTTAGAGAGTTGTACAAAGATGCTAAATTCATAGATGCGCACATATCCCCACCGAATCATGTAACTATCGTGATGGAAGACGGTGTGGAATATCATACATTAGAACATATACAGTTTAATTCCGAAGTCAGTATCGACAAACACGGGAAACAACTTAAAGGTACTGAACAAGAGAAAGATAACATACGAGAACTCTTCATCGAACCCGATGTTAATATAAGTGGTAGATTCACAACAACGATGTACGATTTTTGATCCCATAGCTCAGTTGGTTAGAGCGTGGTGCTTATACGATGTTATACATGTGTGGGGTCACACCCATATGAGGCACGCCAAGGTCACGGGTTCGAGACCCGTTGGGATCATTTTTATAAGTATTTTTTTGTGTACTTATAAAAATGACACGATCTATAAAAATAAGTCTATCCGATTTAACAAACCCAAAAGATTTAGATTTACATTTTAGAAGAGCTTGGTTATTTAACGAACGAGTTCGTCTCGTGATGGATACGACTGAATGTAAACAATTGTCGTTGAATCGAATTCTTTCGATGAAGGGTGTCCTAGATCGGCACAGACCACAATCTCAAAAGTATATCGACCATACCGTCATCCTCGTGCGATCGCGACTCGCCCAATTTCTTTTGCGTACGGGTCTGGTCATTCTTCGACCAGAGAGACCCGTATACGTCCGAAGGGTTTAATACCCAGGTTTGAGGTCCCTTCGAGTCACATCTGGGTGGACCCTCGAAAAGAAGGTGGGTCTTCCGTGATCACTGTGTGCTATGATACTCTTGTGTGACCGATCTATGTGCATGAACCGTCTGAGATCCTTGTAGTAAATTCGAGCCCCTTTGGCGATGAGGTCTTCGTGTTTCATGTCCACGTGGTTATCCATCGGTAAGAAGAATCGTTTGTACCATCGCATGTTGTGAACGTTGATGAGATAACATTTGGTACTCGATATCCATTTCACTTTTTCCAACGTTCCCTCTTTCTTCTCTGGGAGTCTCGACAAACAATGGAAGAAACACATCTCGAGGTCATCACCCTTCTCGTCGATCACGGCTTGGATCTGATCATAAATTCTGTTCGAATCTATGACGACGTTATCTTCGAATATGACGGCGTATTTCAAATCCTGTTCGAAACATCTCTTATAAAAATCCATGTGTCCCATGAAACACCCGATCGCACCGAGGTTAAAGTAGGTTATGTCAGGTCTCTTCAGATCAGGGTCCATGCGCATCTCTATCGCCTTTTCGTAATAATCTTGATCAACCAAATCCTGAAATTCTTGGGCTGCGTGAGGCGTTCTCGTATCCTTTCCATAAATAATTTCAAGTGGTATTTTCTTATCGATGCTTCGAATAAACTGTTGACTCCGCGACGGTTGATTTTTCATGGCGAGTAAAAAACATTTAAAATCGTAGTTTGCGAATTTTCTACGTTCGGTGCGTATGAGTAATAATATTGCGACAATTAACAAAATTACGAAAACAATCATATCTACTTAAACTTTAGAAAATAGTATCATGTAATGGAAAGGGTTATCAATAGTATTGGTCTGACAAGTTCTATACTCATCGCAGTCATGTTTGTTCCACAAGTCATTCACGTGTATAAGACAAAAGACACCGCAGCTATAAATTACACTTTCCTGGGACTCAATATGGTGGCAAGTTCCCTAGGTCTCGTGTATTCTATTTATTTTAATATTGTTCCTATGATCGTGGCGAACATGAGTGCCGGATTGTTTTCCGTAACTCTCATGGGAATGAAATTCATCAACGATCGGTCTAAAAGTGTCGATGAATCTCCAGTATAAAGGGGCTTAAAGACTATACGGGTTCTATTGATATAAGCAGGGGCTCCTATGGTCTAGTGGTCATGACTAAGGTTTCTGATACCTTCAGCCCAAGTTCGATTCTTGGTGGGAGCTACATCCTCTCGGAGCATGATTGGTTTTATGCATCAGACTGTAGATCTGTCTTATCCAAGTTCAAGTCTTGGCGAGAGGAACCCAGCGCCGTATATCAATAGCGCAATCGTAGTTTGTATTTTTTACAGACTAAGTCCCTATGGTCTAGTGGTAAGACTTTAGGCTGTTATTACAGTTAGTTCTGACTAAATACTCAGTGACCTAACAACCGTGGTTCGATTCCACGTGGGGACGTTTTTAGTGTGAGTTTTCCTCATTCTAAAATCGTATCTTTTTCTCTAAACTTGGTGAGTGCTTCCCGAGCCTCCTCTTCCGTTTTGTAATGTCCTAAATATACATTTTTTCCGTTTACGCGTGGTAAAACCTGCCATTTATTACGAGTATAGTATATACCACTACCTTTACCATTTCCAACTCTCTTTGGTTCAGGTAATTCAAACTCATCTGGGTTTTCTGTAATCTTTTTTTGAATCTCAATAGCTTCTTCTTTTGTTTTAAATGGTCCAACTCTATGTCGTTTACCATTTTTTGGAATACTAATAGACCATGATGTTACTTTTCCATGTCCATTTGGAATAAGCACCCCAAGAAGACCACCCCTTCTCTTACTGATTTCCCTTTGTTTTTCAATCATGAGAGTTCTTGAGGTATCAGAGACCCGTTCGCTCCTACCACCACCTTCACGTAGATTATACCCCCCGGGTTCCATCGTTCCATGTTCACTTATGAGTTTCCGCTCCATTTCACCGAGTAGACTCGCATTTCCTTCCCAGATTGCGGAAAATTTGAAGTTTTCCCATCCATGGTCTTTAATGGCTTGGGACAAGGCACGGCAATAACTGTTACAATCTTGGTGTTGTTGGATTCGTTTTTTTAGAGGTTGAATCGTTTTACCTATGTACGACTTCCCTGAAACTTCACAATCAATCTTATAGATAATCCCTTTAGGACCCATTTAATATACATGAGAAAATAAATATCAAAATATATAATATTATGAATGGCCTGGAGATTTTCAAAAAAAAGTATAAATTCCGAGACTACCCATTGTCAACTTTTATTTAGTATATTGAAAAATGTTTAAGACATAAAAACATTTTCTGAAAATATAATTAAAAGTTCAAGAGTAGTAGTCCCCAAAAGTACT